ATGTTATTTGGTATGATTATAAATCAAAATACCCGCATTATGGAAGCGGCAAATGGATTGCATTTTAATATGAAAAAAGTTTTAATAACAGGATGTAGTGGATTGGTAGGAATTCATTTGGTAAAAAAGTGTTTAGAAAAAGGATACCAAGTTATTGGCGCAGATATCAGATATTCCAATAATTTACCAATATCCGATAGATTTACTTTTTATGAATTGGATTTAACTAATGAAGAAAATGTAAAGAATTTATTTTTTTATGAATCACCGGATGTTGTATTAAATGCATTTGGTGTCAAAGGTTCTCCGATGCGGGCAAAAAATCAACCAGTTGATTTCCTATACCCATCATTTAAAATTAATACTGAAATTATTAATCAATGTGCTAAACATAATATTTGGTTAATATTTGTAAGTTCGGTTGGAGTATATGCCCCGGCTGAAAAATTTGTAGAAGATAGTGTATGGAAAACTTTACCATCGGAAGCAGATTGGTTTCCGGCTTGGAGTAAACGAATGGGAGAATTACTATTAGAATCATATAAAGTTCAAACCGGATATAGTAAGTGGTCAATAATCAGACCTGCAAATATATTCGGTGAATATGATGATTTTAGTGGTAATGGAACAGTTATAGCATCTACCATTAAAAAGGTGTTTGAAGCATATAATCAAATAGAAGCTTGGGGCGATGGTTCTCCTATTAGAGATTTTGTTTATGCAGGAGATGTGGCAGATGCAATTATTGAATTATATGAAAGAAATCATCACATAACTATAAATTTTGGTTGTGGCGAAGAAGTTACAATTAAAGAAATTATAGAAACGATTGTAGAAATCAGCGGAAAATCAATTTTAATAAAATGGGATACTTCTAAACCCAATGGGGATAAACGAAGACAGATGGATATTACAAATCAAATTTATTATAATATTTTACCAAAAATGGGTATAAAAGAAGGAATCAAAAAAACATATAAATTTTATGAAGAAAGTAGATAAGGTATTAGTTACAGGAGCTAGTGGATTCATTGGTTCACGTTTACTAAAAATGCTAATAGAAAATGGATATACAAATGTTAGAGCAGTTACACATAAACGTAATTTAACTAATGATATACCAAATGTAGAAGGTAATTTTGAACATTTTAAAGGCGATTTAACGGATGCTGAATTTTGTAAATTGGTATCAACCGATGTAGATGTTGTGTTCCATTGTGCGGCAAATACCACAAATGCATTAGATACGAAAGTAAACCCACTACTACATGTTACTCAAAATGTAGAAATGAATGTAAATTTAATGGAGCAGTGTTGGAAAAATAATGTTCGTAAATTTATGTTTATATCATCAAATACAGTCTATCCAAATATAGGAAGTGAATATTGTGTAGAAGAAATGGAAGTACAAACTCCAAACATCTATCCAGCTTATAAAGCAGTTGGTAATATGAAACGTTATGGTGAAACTCTTTGTGATTTTTTATCAAACCATATTCATAATCCAATGCAATGTGTAATCATTAGACCTTCGAACGCATTTGGTCCAAATGATAAGTACGATTTTGAAAAATGTCACGTTACTCCTGCAAACATTAGAAAAGTAGCTGATGGATTGAATCCAATTCCCGTTTGGGGCGATGGTAGTGAGGTGAGAGATATTATTCACGTTGATGATATGGTTAGTGGATTCATATGTGTTGCAGAAAATGTTGATAAATATGATATTTACAATGTTTGCTATGGGAGTGGATACACTGTTAATGAGGTTTTAGATACCATTAAAGAGATTGAAGGTAATAATCATCCAATTGAGTATGTAAGTAATAAAGCACCAATGATTCCAGTTAGATTATTATCTAATAGAAGATTAAAAAAGTTGGGTTGGAAACCTAAATACGATTTAAAAAGTGGATTGGAAGATGCACTAAATTGGTACAAAACAAATAAACATTTATTTAATCCAAATTCAAAACCATAATGAGTCAACCAGAATACACTCCGTATAAAGATGCACTTTCAAATTCAATGAAAGTTTTAGGAGAAAAAGATGATGTTATATTTATAGGACAACAGATAGTTTATGCCGGAAATCCAATGAGTACTACATTGGGTGATGTTCCAAAAGAAAAAATGGTAGAATTACCTGTAATGGAAGAAACTCAAATGGGTATGAGTTTGGGAATGGCTATGGCTGGAAAGACTGTTGTAACATTTTATCCTCGTTGGGATTTTATAATATGTGCGGCAAATCAGTTAATAAATCATATTGATAAGTATGAATTAATGACGGGCAAAAAAGCAAATATTTTAATTAGATTGGGAAAAGGTTCTGATAAACCATTAGACCCAGGTCACCAACATAAAGGAAATTATTTTGAAGAATTTAAATCAATGTGTAAAAATATACAATTTCATAATTTAAAAAATTGGAAAGATATTGAAACAGCTTACATAAACGCTTACGAAAATGGCGGAGTACATTGTTTAGTAGAATATCCTGAATTGTATTATAAAAACTAATATTATGAAAAATTGGCCTATCATTTCTTTTTTCGTAAAACTATGGGAAGAAAGACAAAAGCAAAAAAGATTCAAAAAAAAGTTAGAAGAACTTAAAAAAAGAGACCCATTTGTTTATAAAAGTTTCTAATCTTTTATAAAAAGATATTTATATACAAAATAATAGGGTATTGTGGACAAACCAGTAGTTAAAAAAGACATAGTTGTATATTCAGGCCGTTTTCAACCTTTTCATAAAGGACATTACGCTGCCTATCAAAAATTAGTGTCAAAATTTGGTGCTAATAATGTGTATATTGGGACATCCGATAAATCGGATGGTGGCAAATCTCCATTTAATTTTAAAGAAAAAGTTGTTATAATGGGCAAAATGTTTGGTATTCCACCAAGCAAAATTGTACAAGTATCAAATCCATACGCTCCAAAAGAAATACTTTCTAAATTCGATGGTAAAACAACGGCATACATTGCCGCTGTTGGAGAAAAGGATGCGAATAGATTAGCGGGTAAATATTTTAAACCATATAAAGATAAAACAGGATATGGTTATGAGGAGATTGGCTATACTTATATTATACCACCTGAACCAGAAGCAATTAGTGGGACTGATGTACGAAAGTGGTTAAGTTCGGATGATGCTGAAAAGTTGTTTTTGAAAGCATATCCAAAATTCGATAAAGAAATTTATAAAATGATAACTAACAAATTAATTAAAGAAGGATTTATAAAAGGTTATCCATCCAAAGAAGATGTTCAAAACATACAAAAGAAAAACGATGATATCCGTTCAGTAGCAACTACGGATGATTCGTATGTATATGACCCAATTGCAGAAGAAATTTCAAAATTAGTATTTGAAGCTGATGATTTTATTGAAAATTATTTCTTAGAAGCAGAACCGGCTCCTAATCCAATTATGGATAAGGAAATATCATATACTGCGGCAGATGGTAAGAAAAAACAAATAACTGTAAAGGGAGCATTAAGATTACCAAAAGACCACGAAGCTCATATTCAAGCTAAGAAGTTAGTTGGTGCTGATAATCCAGCGGCAGGTCAAAATACGAAACAAGGGCCACCAAAACCCCCACCACCTCCACCGCCGGCTCTTCCAGGCACTAATAAACCAGCTGCACAAAAACCATCGATACCAAAACCGCCTCCGCCTCCACCGCCGGCTCTTCCAGGTGCTAAAGCAGGTGCTCAATCGGATACTCAAAAAGCAGCAGGTGGAACACCTCCACCTCCTCCGCCGCCACCACCTCAAAAATTAAGTGGAGCTGAGCTAAAATCCGATGCCGAAAAAAGAACAAGTGGCGAAAAGGAAAAAGAAACGGAAAAAGAAAAAAAGGAAAGAGAATTCGCAGAGGGTATAAACAAACAAATTCATAAAGAAAAAGAAGGATTATCCCACGAAGAAAGTAAGGCTTATGATTTTTTAGATGGAATGTCTGATGATGAGAAAGCTAAAGCAATAGATGATGCGTTAAATAAAAGAAACATTATTCAGAAAATTGCACAAGATACTGTAATTGGTGGTTGGCTTGCTAAAAAAGGAAAACAACTAAAAGATACAGCTCAAGGTATTTCCTCATTCGTAAGAACGGGTAAAACAGGAATGACCGAAGACTGTAGTGGTGCACCGGCAGGTCCACACGCTAAAAGTGGTTGGTCTATGAATGAAGATGCAAATGATAGACAAAAGTACCTATCATCATTGGATAAAAGTGGTAAGCAAAAAGAAAAGCACAAACCCAAAGATAAAAGTAAATGTAAAGAAGTTCACTACACCGATTATCAAAAGCGTGATGAAAATGGTGAAAAAGTTTACAGAGAAGAGCCTGCATATAAGCAAGGAGCAGGTAAACCAGACCCTAAGGATGTAAAAGATGGAGCATATTGGGGTGGGCTTGGAACCGGATATATAGGCCCTAGAACCTCCGGAACCGAATATGGTAATGTTTCCAAAGAAGATGCATTTAAAGCAAGTGAATTGGATGCTGAAACCGGTTTCTTTAAAAGAGATGATAAGTATTACGATAAAGATGGATTGGAGGTTGATAAAAAGGGAAATAGTTTGGGTGTAGATGGAAAACCAACACAGGAAACAAAATTAAAACTTTGGCCTTTACCACCAAAACGTGTTCCAAAAACAAACAAAGTTCCCGAATACGAAGATGATTTATCGCCAGAACAAAAACATTTGGCACACGAATCACATCATAAATCTCACGAACAAAATCATGCAATTGCACATACTGTTATGGAGGCCGCAGCAGTAGTTGGTGGAGCATTGGGTGGACCTATGATATTAGGTAAACTGGGGTTAGGCGCAACAGGCGGAGGGCATGGAGCAGCAGAAATAGCAGCACATATTGCAAAAGATGCTGCAAAACACGCTACTTTAGAAATGATGGGAATGAAAAATATTGGTGGTATGGCTGGCGCAGGTTTGGGAGCTAGTGCATTATCGGGTGGATTATTGGAAGGACTTGTAAAAGAAATGAGTTTATTATCAGAAGCCGATGAAGAAGAATTTAATAAAAAGTTTTTCTTAAAGTTAATTAAAATGCAAGCCGAAGCGATGAAAACTTATAAAATGACTCCTGAACAAAAATTAGAGAGTTTAATTACTTATAAGTTATCTAAAGCAAAAAAAGAAAAAGATAATAACAAACAAAGTTTAGCAAACTTATTAAAAAAAGAAGATATCAATATAGATGTTGATAAGGGTGATGAAGTTTTAATGGGTAAGTTTAAGAATAAAAAAACCACCGTTAAAGATATTGGAACTGATGACCACGGAATGCCAACTATAAATGGTAAAAAGGCAACCACTTTTAGATTAGGACAAAAAGGTCAAAACATTTATGAAATAAATAAAGGATTCTTTAAAGGTAAAATTAAAATAGGTGGACAGCCTGTTGAAGTAGAAGTTGAGTTAGTAGGAGCAGATAATAAAAATAGGGAATTTGTTACCAAAGTAATTGGAATCGATAAAAAATATCAGAACAAATTACCAATAGGTTCTACATTACCAATACCTGCTAGATTATTTAGACATGGCGGTTGGGTTAAAATAAAAGTTCCATCTGCGTTTAATGAAGTTGGTTCAAATGATTGGCACTACAAAGCCATTATGAAAATGTGGGATAAAGCAAGTTCATTTGGTAGAAAGAAAATTGGAGTAGCTGTATGTAATGACCCAAATGCAACGAGAAGAGAAGTAGAAAGAAGTTTAAGAGATACCGATTACGAAGAAGTAACTGATATGTCTGATAAGTTAGGATTGAAAGAGGGATGGAATATATCAGAGCAAAAAAAAAGTAAAGCTCAAATCATAGGTGAATTTATTAAATTTGCAAAAGATAGATTATCTTTAAACAAATTTCCATTTCAAATAAAATTAGTAAAGGATAACGAATTCGCAACTACATTCAAATCGTATGGCGGGTATGACCCAAATACTGATGAAATATTTGTGTATATCTCAAATAGAAGTATGCCAGATATTCTTAGAACATTAGCACATGAATTAGTTCATCTAAAGCAAAGAGAAATCGGAACTGTTGGTGGTTACGAAGATGGTGCAACTGGCTCCGATGTTGAAAACGAAGCTAATGCGGCTGCAGGAATTCTATTAAGAGATTTTGGTAGAAGAAACGGACATATTTACGAATCAAAAGAAATCACAACGGAAGTTGTTGCAAGATATATCGAACCAAAACGAATTGAAGCATTCTTAAAGAAATACCCAAAGGTAGAGGATTTGATGCAGAAAATTGTAGATAAGGTTAAAGATGTAGATAGGGGATACCAAATATTTTTACACTACAAAGATGATAAAGGACAAGAAAGATACTTTGGTGGTAAAAAAGATGAAAAATCAAAATCTACCAATGTAAAAGGATTAGGAAGAACTGCTCTTAATAAGACAGGAAAATCACTTAATAGTAAAACATCTTACAAATATGAGTGGGATGGGAAGCTGGATTATCCTACATGGGGAGAGATATTCCAATATGTATGGAATAAAAAGTATCAATCGATAAACGAATCATTATTGATGGAAGGTGGGGCATATGGGCATATGAATCATCCATTCGATATTTCAATGAACCTTACGTTTGGTGATTTAAAAAAGATTATCAATAACGCTTTGGATGGTAAGTTGGGGGTAGTTAGAGAAAAAACCGATGGACAGGCGTTAGCAATCAGTTGGAAAAATGGTAAGTTAATAGCGGCTCGTAATAAAGGACATTTAGCAAATGGTGGAGCAAGTGCATTGGATATGAGTGCATTGGCAACTAAATTTGGTGGAAGAGGTGCATTGAGTGATGCATACAATTTCGCAATGAGAGATTTATCAGCAGCGATTAGTGGGCTGGGAGAGAAAGAAAGACAGAGTATATTTAAGGATGGTTCGGCGTTTTGTAACTTAGAGGTTATCTATCCACAAAATGCAAATGTAATCCCATATGGACAAAATTTACTAATATTTCATAATGTAGTTGAGTATGATGAGAAAGGAAATGCCATTGGTGGTGTAAAGGGTGCTGAAAGTAAATTGGCATCTATGATTAAAGATATCAATAAGCACGTACAAAGCACATATACAATTCAAGGACCTCCAATTACAAAATTACCAAAAGATGAGAAGTTAAGTTCCCAAAAAGGCAAATTTAATGGAATGCTATCTAAATTACAATCGGAATTTGGATTATCTGATAAAGATGGCGTAGCGGAATATCATTATGCTTGGTGGTTGAACTTTGTAAATAAATCAAAAAAGAATTTAGGTCAATTAGAAAAAGAAGGATTGGCTAGAAGATGGGCATTTGATAATAAATCATTTACAATTAAATCTATTGCGGATGAAGATGCTAGGAAATGGGCAGATGGTGTAGATAAAGATGCAAAAGATAAGATTATGAAAGGGAATCTTCGTAAATTTGAAGATATCTTTTTAGGAGTTGGTGCAGAAGTTTTATCATTTATGAGTTCGGTATTAACGGCTCAGCCTGATGCAGCACTACAATCTATTAGAACATCTTTAGAATCATCTATATCGGATATTAAGAGTGGTGGTAGTGAAGCACAAATAAAAAGATTAGAAAAGGAATTAGCTAGATTAAACGCTATTGGCGGATTTGAAAAGTTAGTTCCAAATGAAGGATTAGTATTTTTCTACAAAGGAAATACCTATAAATTAACGGGCACATTTGCTCCGTTAAATCAAATTTTAGGAATTTTTAAGTTTGGAAGATAATTTATATATATATGTATATATAAACAATAAGTTATAAATAAAAATATTATGGCAAAGAGAAAAAGCTTTGAAGAAAAAAATAACTACATTCACCCAACCCGTAAAAAAATTATAGATACGGTCTTTGGTAGAGATGATAATCAAACTACATTTGGTTATGAAGGTGAAGTAGAAACTAAAAAAGAAGTAGGAGAAATTTGGACTGATAAAGAAGGTAAGAAGTGGGAACAAAAGGAGGGATATAAAATATCAGTATCACAATTAGATGATGTTAGAGCATATTTAGAAAAATTAAATACTTGCTCAGCAGAAGATTGTAACACTATACAATATGGGCAGGCTGATAAGAAGTTAATTCGTAAAACAGGGTTATGTTCAAATTGTTTAGCAAAAATGGAAACCAAACTAAGAGTAGATGGTTCATATCCGTTTTATGTAGATTACAAAATAACGAGAAACCAAATAGCGTATGTTAGAGATTTAAAGATGAGATTCGAAGATGCGTTAGCCGGACTTTCTAAAACATTGGAATTCGTAAATGAGGATGGTAGAATTGAAAAATGGAATTACGATGTTGATTTGGATAAAGTAAAAGAAGATTTACAAAAAGATATAGATGGTGCTACCGAAGCAATTGAAGCTCTGTTGGATAGGAAAGCAGCATTGGAAGATAAGTTACGTGAATTAAATCATTCAGAGCTTATAAAAAATTAAAAATTATGAAAAAATTATTGAATTTTAAGAACATTGCTATTGCGGCATTGATTATCTATGTATTATTACAATGGTTTAACCCAGGTGGAGTTATGCCAGGCGGAAGAACTATCCGTATTGAGGGTAAAAAATATGAAGTTATCAAACACGAAATTGATACAGTAGATGTAATCAAAACAAAAGTGGTAACTAAGAAAGGCGATGATATCTATCACGAAACAATTGTAGAAAAAGAAGTTATTATTCCTACAATAGTAGATACGGCAGCATTGTTAAAAGATTACTATTCAAAAGTATTATACAAAGATGTATTAGTATTGCCTGATTCATTAGGAACAGTGGCTGTAACCGATACAATTTCACAAAACAAAATCTTAGGTAGAACTTTTAATGCAAACGTTAAACAAAGAACTATTAAAGAAACTATGATTGTTAAAGAACCGGCTAGAAACCAAGTATATTATGGTTTGAATGGTGGGTTTAACAAAGAAGATGTTGTTTCATCAATAGGAGCAGGGTTAATGTTGAAAACTAAAAAAGATAAAATTTATCAATTTACTTTAGGTGTAAACAATAGAGTTGTTGATGGTACTACCGGCGGATTCTCACCATACGTTGGATTTGGTACTTATTGGAAAATAAAAGTTAAAAAATAATGAGTGTTCAAGGGCAACCTAAAAAGACTCTAAAAGAAATCATCGCTGATGAATACAAAAGGTGTGCGGTAGACCCGATACACTTTATGAAAAAATATTGTATGATTCAGCATCCGGTGAGAGGTAAAATACCCTTTCACCTTTATCCTTTTCAGGAAGAATGTTTGACTGATTTTAAAGATAATCGTTTTAACATTATTCTTAAAAGTAGACAATTGGGGTTATCAACTCTTTCGGCCGGTTACATACTTTGGAAAATGTTATTTAACCAAGACTTCAATGCGTTGGTTATTGCAACTAAAGTAACTGTTGCAAAGAACTTAGTAGAGAAGGTTAGGGTTATGCACGATTTACTTCCTATTTGGTTAAGAGATGGTGGAAATAGTTCAGTCGAAGACAATAAACTATCACTTAAATTAAAGAATGGTTCGCAAGTAAAAGCAATCGCATCTTCACCTGATGCAGGTCGTTCGGAAGCCTTATCACTATTAGTTGTGGATGAGGCGGCATTCATTAGAGATATCGATGAAATTTGGTTATCAGCACAATCAACTCTATCAACGGGTGGTTCTGCTATTATCCTATCTACACCAAATGGTGTGGGTAATTTCTTTCATAAGACTTGGGTAGCTGGTGAAGCTGGTCAAAATGGTTTCAATTGTATTAATCTACATTGGACTGTACATCCTGAAAGAAATCAGGCTTGGAGAGATGAACAAACTCGAATTTTGGGAGTTAAAGGAGCGGCACAAGAATGTGATTGTGACTTTATTGGTTCGGGTGATACTGTAATCGACCCGGCATTACTAACGTGGTATAAAGATACATACGTTATGGAGCCCGTAGAAAAAAGAGGATTCGATGGAAACCTTTGGATATGGGAACATCCTAACTACAATAGACAATATATGATATCTGCCGACGTGGCGAGAGGTGATGGTTCGGATTATTCTACTGCGCAAATCATTGATATAGAAGATTCATCGCAAGTTGGCGAATATAGAGGTAAGATTGATACGAAAGATTTTGGAAATTTCCTAACGGCATTAGCAACCGAATATAATAACGCATTATTAGTAGTAGAGAACTCAAACGTAGGTTGGGCTTGTATTCAACAAATTATAGATAGGGGATATCCAAATCTATTCTATATGAGTAACGATTTACAATATGTGGATGTTGAAAGACAAATGTCTAACAAATATTATAGACAAGAAAGGCAAATGGTTGCAGGATTCTCTACAACATCTAAAACCCGTCCTCTTATCATATCAGCATTGGATACCTATATGACTGATAAGGATATTCTTATTCGTTCTAATAGATTAATAGATGAATTATTTACATTTATATGGAATGGTGGTAGAGCAGAAGCAATGAAGGGGTATAATGATGACTTGGTAATGGCATTGGGAATTGGGTTATGGGTTAGAAACACTGCATTAAGATTAAGACAAGAAGGTATTGATTTGACAAGAAATATGTTAAATGCAACAACGATACAAAACAATACCGGAGTATATACATCCAACTGGCAACAAAAGAATCCATATGAAATGGAAATAGGTCGAGGAGAAACAGAAAACTTAACTTGGTTACTTCGATAATTTTTATATATTTATATGTTGAAACTATAAAAAGATTTAAAATGATAAAATTAGGCGGCTTAGTTAACTTATCACCATTGAAAGAGATGGATAATCCTTGTTGGAAAGGATATGAGATGGTAGGTACTAAGAAAAAAGATGGTAAAGAAGTACCAAATTGTGTACCTATGAAAGAGGCTGATGAAAACGAGCCAACCGAATATGATGTAGAGAACGGAGAAGATATGAAAGAATTCGTTCAGTTTATGAGGGAGTACACACAATATTTAGCTGAAGCAAATTGTAATTGTGTATATGAGGCAGAATATCAGGGAAGAAGTGTTAAGTTGGGTAAACCAATGCAAGGGGATGTTAAGAAATTCAAAGTATATGTAAAGAACGACAAAGGAAATGTTGTTAAAGTAAACTTTGGTGACCCTAATATGAGAATTAAAAAATCAAATCCTGATAGACGAGCATCTTTCAGAGCTAGACATAATTGTGATACACCCGGTCCAAGATGGAAAGCAAGATATTGGTCTTGTAGAAAGTGGTAAATTTTTGGAAATTCCAAATTTTTTCCATATATTTAACAATTACAATTATTTAACAAAAAGAAATGGCATCAGATAAATCATTTTTTGGTAGGTTACAAAAACTATTTTCAACAAATACCATAGTTCGAAAAACCGAAAAAGGTATTAAGGTAATAGATACCGATGAACACCAAAGTTTAACAACAAACTTAGTAGATAGATACATGCGTATGAGAACCCCACAATTTAGTGGAGGTTTGATAGAATCCGCAATGGCTTATCAGCAAGTTAGAATTGACTTGTTTAGAGATTACGATTCAATGGACATGGACCCGATACTTTCATCGGCATTGGATATATACGCTGATGAATGTACCGCAAAAAACGAACAAGGTAATATATTAAAGATACATCACCCAGATGATAATGTAAAACAAATATTAGAGAATTTATTCTATGATATAATGAATATCGAATTTACATTATGGCCTTGGACGAGAAACTTAGTAAAATATGGTGATTTATTTTTACAATTAGAAATGGCTGAAGGATTGGGTATTGTAAACGTAATCCCAATGTCTGTTTATGAAACAAGCAGAGTAGAAGGATTTGATATAGAAAATCCACAAAGAGTAAAATTCGTATATTCACCATTTATGAACCCAAATAGTGGATACTCTCCTGCTAGTTCGGGTAATAAAAAAGAATACGAAAACTATGAAGTAGCTCACTTCCGTTTAAATTCAGATGCAAACTTCTTACCATATGGTAAATCAATGATTGAAGGTGGTAGAAGGGTATGGAAGCAATTATCTTTAATGGAAGATGCTATGTTAATTCATAGAGTAATGAGAGCTCCTGAAAAGAGAATCTTCAAAGTGGATGTTGGTAATATTCCACCAAATGAAGTGGATAACTACATGCAGAAAATTATTAACTCATCTAAAAAAGTTCCTTTCGTTGATGAAAGAACGGGTGAGTACAACTTAAAATATAATATTCAAAACCTTATTGAAGATTACTATATGCCAGTTCGTGGTAGTGATAATGGTACATCTATCGATACATTGAAGGGATTGGAATATAATATGATTGATGATATTAATTATCTTAAAAATAAATTGATGTCATCTTTAAAGATTCCAAAAGCATTCTTAGGATATGAAGAAGATATTAATGGTAAAGCAACATTAGCAGCGCAAGATGTTAGATTTGCAAAAACCATTGAAAGAATTCAAAGAGTAATTATTTCAGAATTAACAAAGATTGCAATCGTTCACTTATATTCACAGGGAATTGAAGATGATAGTTTGACTGATTTTTCATTAGAGTTAACTATTCCATCTAAAATTTATGAACAAGAGAAAGTTGAATTATATACTTCCAAGGTAGCATTGATTCAACAAATGCAACAAACTAAAATGTTCTCCAAAGAATGGATGTATCAATCTATTATGGGAATGGCACAGGATGAACAAGATGAACAAACAGTTGCAGTATTAGAGGATACTAAACAAATGTTCCGTTTAACATCAATCGAAACACAAGGTGTTGACCCGGCGAAAGAAACGGGAACAGACGGCCCTACTGATGTTGAAGAAGAAATTAGCAAAATTAAAAACGAATTAGAAGAAGATGGGGTTGGTAGACCGAAGGATGTAGTTAGATATGGTAAAGATGACCATCCACAAGGTAGAGACCCATTGGGAATTAAAACTCTTAAACAAAAAGAAGGGTCTGTTAATTACAAGCCGAGAAAAGCTTCTTATTTAGAAGTATTTAAGGATATGGATGGTAATAAAAAAACCATTTTAACAGAGAATTTGGATAAGAAGTAATAATCTAAAAGAAAAGTATATTTATATCAGAGAAATTATATAATTGATGAAAAATATTAAACATTCAAAGTTTAAAAACACAGGATTCATTTTTGAGTTGTTAGTAAGACAAATCACATCAGAGATTATGTCTGGCAAAACCACTTCAAAAGCTGAAAAAATATTAAAAGAATTTTTTTCTTCTAAAAAAGAACTTTCAAAAGAGTTAAAACTATATCAGTATTTGATTAATGAAAAATATAATTCAGAATCAAAAGCTGAGAAATTTGTAGAAACTGTGTGCGAAGCTCGTAAAAGATTGGATGAGCAAAAAATTACAAAAGAAAAGTACAATCTTATTAAGCAAATAAAAGAAGCTTATAATATTGATGAGTTTACCAAATCTCCAATTTCAAATTATAAATCTTTAGCATCAATCTACAAAGTTTTTGAAGCAACGATAACCAAAGAATCATTTGAACCAAAAGATATTGTTAATTCAAAATTTACAATCGTTGAAAATATGATTAACTCATCGATTGAAAATAAGGATAAAAAGGTAAACGATAGAGTTTTTGAAGAATATAGAAAGCAAGATGAAGAAGTTAGAATGCTATCTTACAAAATGTTAGTAGAAAACTTCAACAAAAAATATAATAATTTATCGGAAGAACAAAAAAGATTACTTAAAGAATATATCAACAATATTAACAATACTGGTAAATTAAAAGAGTACGTTACTAATGAAGTTAATTCTTTATCAGAAGGTCTAAAACAAGTAGGTTCTAAAGTTTCAGATAAAGTAACAAAAATTAAATTAGCAGAAACGATTTCTAACATTAAAAAAATTAAAAGTGTTAAGAAATTAAAAGAATCTCATTTATCGGCATTAATGATGTCTTACGAACTTTTAAAAGAACTAAAAAATGCCAGCACAATCTAAGGCTCAGCAAAGATTTATGGGAATGGTACATGCCGCTCAAAAGGGTGATATGGAAACCCCATCTCCTGAAGTAGCAAAAGCTGCTGATTCAATGAGTGATAAAGATGCTAAAGATTTTGCATCTACCTCTCACAAAGGATTGCCCGATAAAATCAAAGAAATCATATTAGCAGAATTACGTTCAGTTAGAGCAATTCAAACTGATTATGCAAAAGTAATCGATGCTATGGAGAAACATTTGGAAGCATATAAGAAATCCAAAGGAACTCCGGAAGAGAAACAACACATTCAGCAATTAAAAACATTAACGGCACAAAAGAAAAAATTAGCAGCAGAATTGGATGCTAAAGTTAGTGGTATGTATAAAGATGCTGAATTGAAAGTTGATGAAGCTACTACAACGGGTGATGTTGCCGGATATGGTACTCCATACGCATTTGGTAGAAAAGAAGATGAAGAATCCAAAGGAAAAAAACAAGCGGCATTGACTGGGTATAGTGTAGTAAAAGAAGGTTTATACTATGTAGGATATAACAAAGGCAGAGGACAAGGTAAGGGAGTTTTCAAAGATTCATA